GTAAATACCACCCTCAAAAAACAGTACCTATTTTATCTCAAATACCCCTTTCTGGTACTCTGATACCTAAATCCAAAAAGAATTCAAAATACACCCCATTTCAGCCTCTCTCCCTGCGTTTAGAAAAATCCTATGAGATACCTAAGAGGTTCTTTTTCATATCTCCACCTGGTTTGATCTTTCTGGGCTTAAAGGTATCGAGAATTTCGTCTAGTCTATTCTCTGGAAAATGGATGATTGTTTCGTCCGTATAATCTCCGTAGTAATCTTTGGTTAATTTATGGCCTGAGTTAGTAAGCGCATCTTTACCTAGTATCTTTGCAGCTTTGATAGTAAAGTACCCGCCGGATACGAGTAATCCCCAGATAGAGGTTGATACCGGATAAACTTGCGGAGTTTCGCACTCTTTAGGCTTTTTCTTCTGTAAGGTACTGTTGTAGCCTGTAGTTAGAGGTATTCGCATCTCTGTTAGATCTTTGCATTTGAGATACTCTACCCGTATTCTCCTTTTGTGGAAGGAGTACAAAAGCTCTTTACTTATAGGCAAAGCACCTTCGATACTGTGCCTATCCTCCCTTAACCTTGTCCAATAAGCATCGTGCTTTACTTCTTTCTCTATTCCTCTAGTAGTACGCATAATTTTCTCCTTTCTCGAAGAGATGCCTAAGAGTACAACACGGAATCCGATTGTCAAATTATTTCTCAGAAAAAGGGTGAAAAATCGTGTTTCTGGTATCTGGATCTAGAAACCGGCAGAATCTGCCGTATTTGTAGGTTCCCCTCTTATACTCCCCTCCTAAGTAAGTATGTTTTAATTTAGAGAATAATTATAGTAGATATTAGAGATATTATCTTATAAAGATATTATAGTATTTATATCTAGTATAATACTTATAAGTACTATAGTACTTATAAATAATGTATATTAGCAAGTAGCGTGCCAGAAATGAAGAAATCGACATTTTTCTTTGAAAAAACTTTTTCGGAGAAAGAATTTGACAAAGAGAAGGGGTGTGGTATACTGCTTTTCGAGAACAGGATCTCAGACAAACTATGCGGGTCGAACGGTGCTTCCTTTCCTCTCCTTTCTCAGCGCCGTTCACCCGCTCCTTTTTACTTGCGGGGCCACGATCTGTCAGAGAACCGATTCGCTATCGGCGCGACAGTAAAAGCCATCCTATGAACGTACCAAAACCTAGGATATTTGGAACGCTGGCTGGCCCCACTTTCTTTGCGTGAATAAGTACGTAGTTGGTTTTAGCCTATCTGCCACGAGTAGACAAGGTTACGAAGTCGTCTCTCACCGAGGCGGCTTCAGCTTTGTCCAGCCGAAGTTGTAGTAAAATCCAACAAACAATTTGACAAACGCAATCCATGTAGTATTATCCCTCACGTATCTACACGTTTATTTGTACACGGAAAACAAAACTACAGGTAAGGCCATAAAACTAAGGTTTTCCCTAACTCGTAAAAGATGGTCCTTACCTGTTTATATTCGGAGAGGCTTTGAGTTGGTTAGGCGAAAGGGTCACATTCGGAGAAAAGGCCAAGGACCGAGAGGCTCGTCTCAGGAAGTCGGGATTATGGAAGGCGTTCACTAAAGAGCGCAAACTGTGGCGAGACGAGTACGGCCTTACGATGTTCGAGGCGTACACCAAGACTGCTGCTCAAAACAGGTTTTTACCTTTAAGGAAAGATGTAGAGAGATCTGTGGAAGATAATACGCCGAAGGTAGGACACGACAAACCGCCCACGACAGAGGACTGTCTGTGGGTTTATCATAATATACTGAGTAACGATGAGCCGACGGTAGCAGACGCGCCCAGCCAGGGTGCTTACAGCTTGCTATATCGGGCCAAGCAGGATAAAGATGTTTATAAGTGGGTTCTGGATCATATCTCCCCTAAGAGCTTTGTAGCCGAGAAAAAGGCAGAGGGCTGGGAAAGAGACGATGCTAGGCGGCTTACGAGGATAGAAAAGCAGATTGCTGCGGAGGCAAAGAAGCTTGGGGTTAAGTTACCAAAACGTTCCTAAAGACAGGATAGGCAACCTTCTCTTCCGTGAGTTGTGCTGGAAGGCCGGGTTCGAGTCCGATGAGCAGCGGGATGCGCTCATGGACGTCTGCTCTAGGGATATACTCTTTTGGCTTAATACCTTCGGCTGGATCTTTGAGGCTCGTGTTGCTGGCGTTGACCGCAGCAAGGAAAAGTGCCTACCGTTTATAACCTACGAGGCTTTTCAGGACGATGCGATACTGAAGCTCGTAGATGCACTGCTTACGGGTAAGGATATAGCGATACGGAAAAGCCGGGACATGGGGGCAAGCTGGATGTGCTTGTCCGTATTTATGTGGTTCTGGCTGTTTGATTACGAGTGTACGTTCTTGTGCTTGTCGGCAAAAGAGGAGATGGTAGATAAGGCCGGCAACCCCAAGTGCCTATTTGCCAAGATGTTGTACATGGTTGAGCGTTTACCTGGGTGGATGAAGCCAATATATGTTAAAACGACAATGCACCTGGAGAACACGGATACGCGCTCAGTAATAGACGGCGAGGCAACGTCCGCAAATTCGTCAGTATCAGACAGGCGTATGGGGATGCTGCTCGATGAGTTTGCTAAAGTAGACGTTAAGGAGAACGGTCTTGGAGGCAAGATCCTGCGGGTTACTGCTGATGCTACTAACTGCCGGATCTTCAACAGCACACCAGAGGGAATGGACACTGGTTTCTATAGGGTGGTGCAGGGATGCGGTAACGTTATAGAGTTGCATTGGTCTAAACACCCGGAGAAGAACCCAGGGCTGTACTCTGTTAAGAACGGTGTAGTAACGATACTTGATGAGGAGTGGCACAAAGAGAATCCTGGTTACGAGTTTAGGACTACCGCCGGCCTATATTGTGGTTTGAGGAGTCCTTGGTACGACATGGAGTGGGATAGGCGTTTAGGTATTACCAGAGACATCGCCCAAGAGCTTGATATGGAGTTCCACGGGTCAGGCGATCCGTATTTTGACAGAAAAGTAGTTGATAAGCTTATGGCTTGTGCTAACCGGCCCCTCCGCGTATGCGGAATCGGTGACGTAATAAAGTTAGCCAAAACCATCGATGATTACGACGAAAGACCGTGTAGGACAAAACTGTGGATAAATCCTACATACGAGGGTAAGATACCTTCGGGCACTACATACACGATGGCCGCGGATATAGGTACGGGTACTGGCGCGAGTGATTCAGCGATGTCAATAGGTGACGACACCACCGGGGTTAAGGTCTTTGAATATAAATCGAACGGGATTAGTCCTGAGTCGTTTGCAGATTTAACCAAGTTGATGTACGATTGGTTTACTACTGAGGAGGGTTTACCGTTCTTGATATGGGATTTTGGCGGCCCCGGTAACGCTTACGGTAGTAGGATCGTCCAGAAGCACCGTCTATCATCAATTTATTATTATGTGTCTCCTGTGGATAGAGGTGCCAAGCGTAGTAAGCGCCCTGGATGCCCTAGTAATCAACACCTGAAAGCCGATCTGCTATCAGCTTACCGGGCCGCTCTTTTTTCTGGAGAGTTTATAACGAACTCTGTGGAAGCACTGACGGAGTGTTTATCCTACGTACATATGGGCGGCAACAGGGTTGCGCATCAGGCTTCTAGAATTGCTGCAGATTCCGGGGCAGGAGAGAATCACGCAGATATAGCATATTCCGAGGCGTTGTTATGGTTGGGTATGTCCGAGCGAACAGCACCAGTTAAGCCGGAGAGAAAGATCTCTCCATTCTCACAGTATGCGCGGTTTAAGTTGTTGCGGGAAAAAGAAGAGCATGCTGGCAGAAATGTTTGGGTAAGTTAAATGGGAATCCTTGGATACATAAAAGACTTCGTCGAGACAGTTGCTACATCTAAGGGTGGCAAGAAGCGTAAGCCCCCGAAGCGAATGACATACACAGAGGACAATCCCGGCCAGTTGTGGGAGACTGTGTGGTGGACCTTTAGGGAAATGGAGAACATCCGCACTGGACACGCAGAGCTTGTACGCGAGTTCTGTGGAGACAGGTACGGCACTAATAGGCGGGAGATCGGACACGACGTTATTTCTAATAAGATCAACCAAATGGTCCTTACTTATCTACACCTGATGACCTCCGGAGATCCTCAGACTCTAGTGGAGACTCCATATCCGCAGTTTAAGCCGTTCGCTAAGACGCTGGAGCTTGGCCTTAACAGGCTATTCAGCGACATCAATATCCGCGAGTCGCTGGCCCTTTGCGTAACCAACGCGATGTTCTCGTTTGGTGTAGCAAAGACCGGGCTTGCCGAGGGTGACGAATTCATTAACATTGACGGCAACTTGTACGATCCTATGCAGCCGTTTACGTCTTCCGTCTGTATCGATAACTTCGTTGTAGATATTCAGGCAGAGAGCGAAGAGGCTATCGAGTTTATCGGCGATAGGTATTTGCGTCCGCTGTCTTGGGTCAACGAGATCCGTAAGGCAAGTAAGCGCGATGCGATGGGTGACGGCCTTGCAGAGAAGAAAACAGAATCACAACCCTATCAGCGCGTCTCAGGAGTTGAGGAGCATCCGGACAAGCGGCTAGTTAAGAAGGTATGGGTTTGGGATATATTCCTGCCAAAGCAGGGTTACATAATGACATACGTTGAGGGAGATCCTCAACCGCTCGTTACTTGGGAGTGGGACGGGCCTTCTAAGGGGCCATATGAGATCCTGCAGTTCCAGAGGGTTCCAGGTGAGGTTCTTGGGGTGTCTCCGGTACAGACTGTGTACCACTTGCACCAGGCGCAGAACAACTTACTGCGGAAGATATACAACCAAGCCGAGCGCGAGAAGAAGCTCCTGCTCTGTTCTAAGGGCGATCACGATGACATGGACATTATCCGTAAGGCAAACGACGGAGACGCCGTTGCGCTTATGGACCCACAGGCTACAGTAGAGCGCATCTACGGTGGGCCGGACATGCAGTTGCACAACCTCGCTATGCAGACCGAGGCGGCGTTCGATACTATGGCAGGCAACCTTGGTGTACTCGGTGGGTTGCAGGCACAGTCGGAAACCTTCCGGCAGGATAAGATGCTCTCCGATGCTGCCAACGTCCGTATAAGCGCGATGGGCAACGAGGTAATGCGGTTTATGGAGAAGGTGTTCTCTAGGCATGCCTGGTATCTATGGTCTATGCAGCTTGAGGAAGTTAAGGTAATGAAACCTGTTAAGGGTACGGATATAGTTGTGCCGGCCACCCTGACTCCAGAGGAGCGTGACGGAAAGTTCCTCGACTATAACTTTAAAATCAACCCTTATAGCATGAAGTCTGAGACTCCGTCCGAGAAACTGCAGAAGTTGCTGTCTCTGTGGGAGTCGTTCGTTATGGCTTCGGTGGACATTGCGCAGCAGAGCAACTACAAGATTAACTTCGAGAAGATCTCTACTCAGATCTCCGAATACGCCGGCATTGACTTGGATACGCTCTATCAGGCAATGGACCCAGCAGAGGCGCAAGAGCAGATGGCGCAGGGCGCTCAACAGGCACCCCCGCGGTTCAAGATGTCTAAGACGCAGAACGAAAGAATTTCAAAGCCAGGAACTACTGAGGCGGGTAATCGTAATCAATTTTTGCAGGCCAACGCTGCATCGATAAAGCAGCAAGGTCAACCAAACTAGGAGACACACGATGAATTGTGGATTTATGATTGATGAACTTAACAGCGCAACCGGGTTCACTGTTCTGGGTAACGATACCGTGAACCTCGCGGCGGCTACTACGTGCTTGGTCGGGTCTGCCTCGCTTGAATTCGATAAGGTCGACGGTGCGGCAAACAAGAAGTATGCCGGCGCATACAAGACTATTGACAAGCAGTTCCGCGTAGATCAGTTTAAGGTTACTGACCGCGTTGGGATGATTATGTACATAAGTTCTATAGCTGCTGTTGATTATGCGTTTGCCCGCGTAGGAACAGACGTAAGCAACTATGTGGAGTGGCGCTTCGCGGACACCTCCATTACGGCGGGCGCGTTTACCTTCGTCGACGTTGATCTTTGCACTGGATATGTTACCGGCACCGGCTGGTCAGAGGCTATGAGCGGGAACGGGCCACACGACGTTGAGGTTGTCAATCTAGATTATTTGTCAGTTGGGGTCATGTTTGATGCGGAGACAGACGCGCTTGCAG